CGAAATTGAAAAGCTATGATAATCTACAATCCTAAGCAAAAGATAGACTATAGAAAGTTAAAGCGATGGAAGGTTCGTGTTAATATATCAAATAATTTTTACAAGAATTTTGAGTTTGATTAAATAATTATTTTTATATTTGCAGAACATACGCAACCAAATGCAAAAAGAAATTTATTTAAGAGAGTGTAAACCGCCATATAATCTCGTGGTTGTGTATGTATGTGGCGGCTCTCTTTTAACAAAATACGCAACCAATGACAAATCATCAAGGCTGGATAAAACTCCATAGGCAAATTTTAGAATGGGAATGGTATAGCGATAATAACTGCTTCCGTCTTTTCCTACATTTACTTTTAAAAGCTAATCACAAAGAAAAACGATTTAAAGGACTTGAATTAAAAGTTGGTTCTATTGTTACGAGTCGTGATTTATTAGCACGTGAAACAGGTTTAACATCACAACAAATTAGAACTGCTTTAACTAAGTTAATTTCAACCAACGAAATAACCAGCGTTACAAGTTCGCAAGGTACTATTATTCAAATAGTTAGTTATGAAAAATACCAAGTATCAACCAACGAAATAACAAACGAGCAACCAACAATCAACCAACGAGCAACCACTAACAATAATGTAAAGAAAGAAAAGAAAGAAATATATATACCTGATTATGATGAATTTTTAGCATATGCTGTTAGTCAAGTTCCAAATATTATTCAATTAGAAGTTAGATTAAAATACGATAGTTGGATATTAAATGATTGGAAAGATGGGAATGATAAAAAAATAGTAAATTGGAAGTCCAAAATTAATAACACGCTTCCATTTTTAAAGAAACACGAAACACAACAACCACGAACAGTAATTGACTAAGCTATGTATAAAAGACTAAACGAATTAAGCACCGAACTATTTACCATTAGACACGAAAAGCAGGTTAAAGGTAAATCAATAGGTTGGGATTGGGAATTGTTACCATATACAATTAAAGAAGGTTGCACGACTTACATAGGAGCAGCTCCTGCAAGTGGTAAAACGGAAATATGGTTTGAGTTTCTTATAAACCTTTCGTGTTTACATAACTGGAATCACGTTGTATTTTCACCTGAAACAGGTAGTGCTGCTGAAATATACGCAGAACTTTGTTATAAATACATAGGTAAACCATTTACTCAAGGAGAATTTGGAATGAATAACTCTGAATTAACACGAGCGCAAATGTTTGTTGACGAACATTTTATTATTATAGACCCAATAGACGAGGATTTAACACTTGAAAAGTTTTACGATTTAGTAGATGAGATTGAACGTAAACACGAAATAACAATCCATACTACAACAATTGACCCTTGGAATGAACTAACTGAAAACTTTATACATTCAGACTTAGGACGAGAAGATAAATATTTGAGTCGTATTTTAGGACTTGCAAGAAAAAACGCAAGAAAAACGAATAGACATAACTGCATTATAAACCACGTAAGAGACCAACCATTAGTTCACGCTAAAACAATTGCAGGAACCGATATAAGTTATTTTCCTATACCTAGCGCACGAGATTTCGCAGGTGGACAAGTATGGTTTAGAAAAGGTTTAAGCGTTTTAATACCTTGGAGACCACCAACTGATTTAGCTTTACCTGACGGAACTGGAGCAAAAGAAAACGAAGTTCATTTAAAAGTAGCAAAGAGCAAACCGAAAGGAGTATCAAAAAACGGAACTTATAAATTATATTTGGACACTCAAAAATATCAGTATTATATGTTAGACAAATTTGGAAACAAAGTTTACGCTCAAAGAAAACACGAAACGATTAAACCTAAAGAATTACCTTTAAACCAACCCGATATAGTTAACGGAAAAGAATTACTTTCGTTTTCGGAAAAGTTAAAAAACAATCCTTTTTGAATAGTATATCATACAAAAACACGAAAATATGGACGAATTGAATATTATATCAGCCAAAGCAGCGATACAAACAACTTTCTTAAAAGTTAAACTAAGTCTAGAGGAGATAAAGACGAATCACCCTAATAGAAAAGACATAATAGACTCAATGGAAAGAACCTTAGTAGACTTACAAGAAATAAGTTTAGTTTACGCAACAATGGAAAAAGAATATAGAAGTGCATTACAATCGTGTTTTCGTTTAGAGCGATTGCTTCAGGAAGAGAAATATCAGGTAGAAACCTTAAAAAAACAATTAGAATTTAAAGATATAACCTTATAATTATGAAATATAGAATATTAAATTTATACGCTTGTTTAGGTGGCAATCGTTACAAGTGGGACGAAGTAGCTGATAACTTAGAAATAACAGCAGTAGAACTTGACCCGGAAGCAGCACGTTTATACCAAGAGCGTTTTCCAAATGACAAAGTAATAGTTGCAGACGCGCACCAATATTTGTTAGACCATTACAAAGAATTTGATTTTATTTGGAGTTCGCCACCTTGTCCTACGCATTCAAAGGTTCGATTTACTCAAAAGAACCAAGATTTTTATGTCCCGGAATATCCTAATATGATGTTATACCAAGAAATTATTTTTCTTAAACATCATTTTGAAGGCAAATATTGTGTTGAAAATGTCATTCCATACTACGAGCCATTAATACCCGGACAAAAACGTGGAAGGCATTTATATTGGACAAACTTTTTATTGCCTAATGAGATAGATAGAAAAGAATCAAAAGGAATAATTGGTGGTCAAGTTAATGATGAGTTTAAAAAACTTTGCGAATTTCATCAATATGATTTTTCACAATATAAAGGCGAACAAAGTAGAACTAAAATGGCTCGTAACTTAGTAGATTTTGAAGTTGGAAAAACAATACTTGAAACAGCTTTGAATATATACAAAAAGACGAATATAAATCAAACATCACTATTTGATTATGAAGTGTAAAAACTGCAAAGAGAAGTTCGAACCTATCCGCTTTAATCAAAAGTATTGTTTAGAATCTAAATGCGTTCGTGTTTGGGTAGAATCTGAAAAAGAGAAAGTTTGGAAAAAGACGAAAGCTAAAATGAAAAATGACTTAGAGACAGTTCAAGAACTAATTAAAGCTGCTCAAATAATCTTCAATAAATATATTCGACTAAGAGACAAAGGACAAAACTGCATAAGCTGCCAAAAGAAACCATTAAAAGAAAACGCAGGACATTACTTCAATGCTAATAACCATTGGAACGTTCGTTTTAATGAATTGAATGTCCATCTTCAATGCGAACATTGTAACACCTATCTTTCAGGTAATCTAATCGAATATCGCAAAGGATTAATTAACAAGATAGGAGAAGAACAATTAACACTTTTGGAATCGGAAGGTCATAAAACACGAAAGTTTACAAAAGACGAACTAAAAGAAATAATTAAAACCTATAAGGAAAAGATAAAACAATTATGAATGAAAGCCAATTGTTCAATTTATTAAAACTAACATATTTAAAAGACTTAGAAAAAAGCGAAATTCAATTCTCAAAATGGGATTGTTTTTCTCCTAAATATAATTTACGTATCGAATTAAAATGTAGGAATAAGCATTACAATCAACTAATGTTAGAATATTCAAAATATAATTTTCTACTTACAACATATAAAGAAAAAAACGAAATACCATTATACATTAATTCTACTCCAAATGGAATATATAGTTTTGATTTAAGAAATATAAAACCAGAATGGATAACGGATTCACGAATGCCAAAAACAACTGAATTTTTAGAAATTAATAAAGTGGAAAAAACATATACTTTAATAGATATTGAAGAATCAATAAAAATTTTATAATATTTTTTTGTTTTTTATTGTTATATTAAAAAGAATAACTATATTTGTAAAACAATTAAAATTTATATTATGAAAAATTTATTTAAAAGTTTAGCAGCATTTCAACAAGAAGTGCCAGTAATTCACAAAGGAACGCAAGGTTATGGGTATTCCTACGCTGACCTTCCTAAAATCTTTGAGGTGATTAACCCATTGTTACAAAAACACGGATTAGGCTTCACTCAGTTAATTAATGGACAAACAATAGTTACTTGTTTATTCCATTGTGAAAGCGGAGAAAACATAGAAAGTAAAACTTATATTCCGCAAGGTGTTCAACTTAAAGGAATGAATGACTTTCAAGTATTGGGTTCGGCAATTACTTATTTAAGACGTTACGCATTATCTTCGATTCTAGGTATTGTAACTGATAAAGACGTAGACGCAGCAGGAGAACAAATTAACAAGGATAGCATTTCAATTAAAAAAGAATTAGAAAAGCATAACAACCCTGAAAAAAACGAAAAGAAAAAAATATCTACCGAGCATTTTGAAAAAGCTATTATAGCTATCCAAAAAGGAACTTACACAATAGAAGAGTTAAAAGGAAGATTTGAGTTAACTGAATTACAAACTAAAGCACTTTTATTAGTATGAGAATACGTTGCTCACAATTAGGAAAACTTATGAGCCTTCCCAAAACAAAAGGGGAGGTTCTATCTAAGACTACTAAAACCTACATTCAGGAACTTGCCATCGAACATAAATACGGAATCCGTAAAGAGTTTTGGAGCAGGTACACGGACAAAGGTAACGAAGTAGAAGACGAAGGTATTGAATTGGTTAATGATGTTCTTGATTTAGGATTCATCTATAAAAATGACGAGAATCTAATCAACGACTATTTAACTGGAACTCCTGACGTAAACACGAATGAAGTTTTATTAGACGTAAAATGTTCTTGGGACGCTACAACGTTTCCGTTTTTCGAAACTGAATGTCCAAACAAAGATTATTACTACCAATTACAAGGTTATATGTGGTTAACAGGAAAAGACGAATCACTACTTTGTTATTGCTTAGTAAATACACCATTTCAAATCGTAGAAGATGAAGTAAGACGTGAACATTGGAAGCAGGGGTTAATAGATGAAAGTTTAGACGTAAGAGACTTTGTGCAGAAGAAACATAACTTTGACCACATACCGAAAGAAAAGCGCGTAAAAGTCTTTAAAATAGCAAAAGACGAAGCTGTAATAGAACAAATTAAAGAAAGAATAGAATTAGCAAGAGAGTATTATAACAATTTAATAAATGAATTATGAAAGATTTAAAAACAATGGGTTACTATTTTAACGTAACAAGAACCGACCAAGTAGTGCAAATAATAGATTTAAAGAAAGACAAAGTGTGGTATCAGATTATAAGGCAAT